CGCTGATACAGAAAAGTTCCTCAAGGATTTGAAATTCAAAAAACGTAAGATCAACGAGGAAGACATCCCTGCTTTGATGCAGGAGATGGACATCGAAAGCGTCACTGTTGACGGCAACAAGGTGTCCCTTCGTCAGTTTGTTCACGCGCGCATCCCAGAAGAGCGCCGTGAGTCTGCTTATGCGTGGCTTCGTGAGATCGGAGAAGGTGACATCATCAAGCATGATGTGACTGTGTCTTTCAACACTGGTCAGGACAACGTGGCACACACTGTTGTAGATCAGTTGCGTGAAGACTTCGGTTTGGATCCCGCGCAAAAGACCCATGTGCATCCGCAAACGCTGAAGGCATGGGTGAAGAGCCGCATCGAATCGGGCGAAGCAATTGACTTCGACATGTTCGGTGTGTTTTGTGGAACAGAAGCAAAGATATCGAGGAAATAGAACGATGAGTACGAAAGTAGCAACGAAGAACGAGACTGGTGTATCGATGATAATAGACGATCTGTTCGAAAGTGCAGGTCAGGGTATGGAAACCATGTCTTCTGAAGATATGCAGATTCCCTTTTTGCGTATCTGCCAAGCCCTATCCCCGCAGCTAGTAAAGAATGACCCGAAGTTTATCAAGGGCGCGTCTGCTGGTGACTTGTTTAACAATGTCACTCAGCAACTGTGGGAAGGCGAAGAAGGTCTGAAGATCATTCCGTGTGCATACGAGATGAAGTATCTGGAGTTCCAACTGCGTGAAAGCGGTGGTGGATTCCTTGGTGAGTTGGACAAGAACAATCCTGACATTCGTCAGGCCCAGCGCATGGGGTCGAACGAAATCCTACCGAATGGTAACGAGTTGGTTCGCTCCGCGCAGTATCTTGTGATCGCCGTGGGTGATGACGGTGTAACGCAGCAAATGGTTCTTGATATGAAGAAGACCCAGATGAAGGTTGCGAAGCAGTGGAACACTCGCCGTGCTGGCATAAAAATCCAGCACCCGACTCGTGGTTTGTTCACGCCTCCCATGTGGGCAACCGTCTGGTACCTGTCTACGGTGTCGGAAAGCAATGACCGTGGTACGTGGTACAACTACGCTATCGCGCAGTCCGATGTCGAGTCTGTCCCTCAGGCTGCTGTCTTGGAAGCGAAGGGTCTGTACGAGCAGTTCCGTCGTGGTGAGATCAAGACCAGTGCCGCCCCGTCTGAAGAGATGCCTGCCAGTCAGGAATCTAACGCGGACGATATACCGTTCTAACGTATGTCGGTCAAAAAGCGTCTTTCAGGGGGAGGCGATAGTAGGGCACACTAAGGCTACGGATACTGACATTTTATGGCGGCTCCCAGGAGTCTTGCAGTATTAGAACGGGTGTGTGCCCACCCCCTGCCCTAACCCAATACAGAGGGCTGGTAGTTATGAACTCAGCAGAAAAGTTCATGGCTGCATTTCAAGGCTTTGGTGCAGCACATGGACAGACACAAATATCAAATGAAAGAAGAGCCGGAAAACAGAAAGCGATATCCAAGATTGTCAGGAAGCCCCTGACACTTGAGTTGATTGAATCACACCTCAACGGCCAGCAGGGCGTGGGTTCGATACCTATCAATGAAAACAATGTATGTAAGTTTGGTGCGCTTGATATTGACGAATACCCGCTCGATCTGCCCGGTCTTGACCGCAGGTTGCGAGAGTTGGGTGTGCCATGCGTGGTCTGCCGTTCGAAGTCGGGCGGTGCTCACATATTCTTTTTCTTTACGGATTACATAGGTGCCGGCGAGTTTCGAGACAAAGCATCAGAGATTGCTGCGTTCATCGGGCACGGCGGTTGTGAGATATTTCCAAAGCAAGAGAAACTCTTGGCGGAGCGTGGTGATGTCGGCAACTTCATCAACCTGCCCTACTTCGATGCCGAGCAAACGCTGCGACATGCCATCAAAGAGGATGGTGATCCGGCGTCCTTGGAAGAATTCCTTGAACTCGTAGATGGGAGAGCCTCTAGTTCTGACGATTTTGTTGGGTTGTCGTTTGGAGTTATTGAGGACGAGTTCAAGGAGTGGCCCCCCTGTCTGAACTGCATGTTTGGACAGGGGGTGCCCGAGGGCACTCGTAACACAGTGATGTTCGCAACAGCGGTGGCATGTAAGAAGGAGAAGCCAGATGATTGGAAAAGGCGGCTGGAAGAAATCAATAACCGCATATCTTCACCCCCACTACCAGCTTCTGAGATCGTGTCTATTCAGTCTCAACACGATAAGAAGGAATATGGCTTCCCGTGTGACCAAGAACCGCTGAAGAGTTTTTGCAACCGTGGGCTGTGTCGCACCAAAAAGTTTGGCATTGGTGGCGGCGGTGCATCAGCAGATGTAGCCGGTCTATGTGTGGTCAAGTCAGAGCCTCCGGTCTGGTTCTGTGACGTGGGTGGGCGTCGAGTTGAGATGACCACAGACGATTTGCAGACTCCGCAAAAGTTTCAGAAAGCATGTATGGAACAGATACATGTCATGCCGCCTCTGATGAAGATGGCGGACTGGCAGACTATTGTCGCCATGCTGATGGAAAACATGGTCGAGATCGAAGTGCCGGAAGAACTGACAATGCGTGGTCAGTTTGTCGAGTTGCTTGAAGCGTTCTGCGAGGGCAGGGTGCAGGGGCAAGCACCAGAGGAGATCACACTTGGCAAGCCGTACTCTGACGAAGAGGAAGGGCTGACATACTTCAAGCTCGACGCGTTGATGCGGTTCCTTCGGAATCACAAGTTTGATCGCTACAGTCGTGGGCAGATTCAGGAGCGGCTCAAAGAGTTGAACGGCGGGGACAAGTCTAACGGGCGTGTCTGGTTCAAAACATCCAAGGGTGACCAGAAACAAATGCGTGTGTGGTGGGTGCCCATGTTCCGTGAGGAAGTGGAGATACCGCCGGCCAACATTCCAAAAGAGGAGGTTCCGTTTTGAGCTACACAAGCTACAAAAGCACGACCATTTTTGGCCCCCCTGGCACAGGCAAGACCACTCTTCTGATCAACATGGTGCAAGAGGCGTTAGAATCTGGCATCGCTCCATCTCGTGTTGGCTTCATGTCGTTCAGCAAGAAGGCTGCGACTGAGGCAAGAGATCGGGCCATTAAGAAGCTGCAAGTAAACGCCAAAGATCTGGTTTGGTTTCGGACGTTACATTCGATGGCGTTCCAACAGCTTGGGCTGCGCCGGGAACAGGTCTTGGACGGTGGCGATCTTAACGTCTTGTCCAAGATTCTTGGTCTGCCCATGACATCGAGTCAGAACATCCGTATGGATGAAGGTCTGTTGTTTACACCGGGGCAAGCCAAGGGCGATGAATACTACAACATGTACAACATGGCCCGTGCCACGGGTCAAACGCTGGAGACGGTGTTCGATCAGACGTTCTCTGACAACATGCTTTACTTCCGAGAGCTAGAGCACGTCGTGTCTGCCGTAGAGGAATACAAACAAGAGACGAAGAAAGTTGACTTCATCGACATGATCGAACGCTTTATCGAAAACGGTGAGTGTCCGTCCTTTGATCTGCTCATCGTGGATGAAGCGCAAGACTTGGTGCCACTACAGTGGCGCATGATACATGAGGTAGTTGCCCCATGCTCGGAGCGTGTGGTGTTTGCAGGCGATGACGATCAATGCATCTTCTCTTGGATGGGCGTAAAAGTGGACAACTTTTTGTCCTCATCTGAGCACAAGCAAGTGCTGGACAAATCCTACAGGGTGCCCAAAAAAATCCAGCAGCTTGCAGACAATGTGGTCAATCGCCTGTCTATCAGGCAAGACAAGGACTGGATGCCCACAGACGAAGAGGGCGAGATTACTTACAGCTACGAACTCGAAGACATCGACATGTCAAAAGGTGAGTGGTTGATTCTGGCCCGTACAAACTTCATCGCCAACAGGATTGCTAACAAGCTGCGGGACATGGGCTATCTGTTCTGGAAAGACAACCGCTGGTCTATATCATCCCGCATCCTTGAAGCCATCGATGTATGGCTGAAGTTGCAGAAGGGCGAGTCTCTGTCCGGAGATGACCTCAAAGCATTCGCCAAAATGGCCGCCGCCTCTGACAGGTACCTATCCAAGGCATGCCGCCGCAAGATATCGGGATTAGATTCTCATGGGTTGTATGATCTGAATTACCTTACCGTTTTCTGTGGCATGGCTGCCGGCAAAGATGATCCGTGGTACGATGTCATACGCATACGAGACATCGACTATGCATACATAACGTCCGTCAGGCGCATGGGTGAGTCGATACTCAATGTCAGCAAGCCTCGCATCGAGGTTTCCACTATTCATCGGGCCAAGGGGGGCGAAGCAGACAATGTAGTTTTGTTTACAGAAACAAGTCCGAAGGTGCAAAAGTTCTCTAGCGAGGACGAAGAGATTCGCACCTTTTATGTGGGCATGACAAGAGCACGAAAGACGCTGCACATTGTACAATCATACTCCAACTACAGGTTTGAACTATGACACGTGATGAATTCCTCGAAGAAGCAAAGACACTGATCAATGGGCCGAGGGCCGAGCAGTATGGTTCGGCTTTAGTTAATCACGAGCGCATAGCAACGATCTGGAACGTGCTGCTGCAACAAAAGTTGCTGAACAAGATAACCCCCGAAGAGGTTACGATGATGATGATTGGTTTGAAACTGGCACGTTTGTCACAAGATGTGGATCAGAACGACACTTGGGTAGACATCATAGGGTATGCTGCTTTGGGGGGTGAAATAAAAGATGCGAACTGATCTGTTAGACTTTGAAGAAGAGTGGATGCCCCCGTCGAGCCTGCCGGATTTGACCTCCGTCAATCGCATGGCAATCGACCTTGAGACTCGGGATCCGAATCTTACGACACTCGGTCCGGGGTGGTGCAGAGATGATGGGTATGTCATAGGCATCGCTGTGGCGGCCGGGGATTTTGTTGGGTACTTTCCGATACGTCACGAGGGCGGCGGCAACATGCCAGAAAAGACCGTCTTCAACTGGCTGAAGAAACAACTTGCCACACCGCACATAGAAAAGGTCATGCATAATGCACTGTACGATCTGGGCTGGCTACGCTGGGCAGGCATAGATGTGCAAGGACCAATCATCGACACGATGATTGCAGCCCCGCTGCTCAACGAGAACCGTAGATTCTACAATCTGAACTCGCTGTGTCGTGAGTATCTCGAAGAAGGCAAGAGCGAGGTTATGCTGCGCTCGGCCGCAGCGATGTATGGTATCGATCCAAAGAGCGAGATGTGGAAGTTGCATGCATCGTTTGTGGGCAGGTATGCCGAGAAGGACGCCGAGATCACACTAAAGCTGTGGGATCGTTTGAGTATTGAGATAAAAGGCGACAACATAGAAAGCATCTTTAAGCTGGAGTCTTCGCTTCTGCCGGTCCTGCTTGACATGAAAGAGCGCGGTGTTCGGGTAGATGTAGATAAGGCAGAGCAGACAAAGAAGAAGCTGGTTTCGCTTGAGCAGAACCTGCTCAAGGAAGTTAAAGACGAGACAGGAATCTGGGTAGAGCCGTGGGCAGCGTCGTCTATTGCCAAGGTGTTTGATAAGCTGGGTCTGTCATACAAAAGGACGGCAAAGACAAATGCTCCAGCGTTTACAAAAGTATTCTTGGCGAATCATGTCCACCCCGTGGCTCAAAAGATTGTCAGGCTTCGCGAGTTCAACAAGGCCAACACAACATTTATCGAGACGATACTCAAGCATGAGCATAATGGTCGTATCCATTGTGATTTTAACCCTCTTCGTTCAGATGAAGGGGGCACAGTCACCGGACGATTTTCTTCGTCCCACCCGAATCTCCAACAACAACCAGCGCGGGATCCAGAAATTAAAAAGATGATTCGTGGCCTGTTCATACCTGAAGAGGGCGACAAGTGGGGCAGCTTTGACTATGCATCACAGGAACCCAGGTGGCTTGCTCACTATTGCTGGGCACTGAAAGGACCAAACCGTAGTCCGCTGATCGATGACATTGTGAAGATGTACCACGACGGCAACGCTGACTTCCACCAGATGGTGGCAGATATGGCGGGTGTCACACGCAAAGAAGCCAAGACAGTAAACCTGGGCATCATGTATGGCATGGGCCGAAAGAAACTAGGCACAACGCTGGACATATCAGAGGAAGAGGCCAAGCGTTTGTTGGCGGAGTACCATATAAAGGTGCCCTTTGTGAAAGGCATGGCAGACTTGGCTGCGAACACAGCAGCGGAGCATGGTGTCGTTCGGACATGGCTTGGTCGCAAGTGTCACTTCAACATGTGGGAGCCACGGTCCTATGAGTTTAACAGAGCAATGCCGTTGGAAGAGGCCGCCAAAGAATACGGCGGCAGGGGTATGATACGACGAGCGTTTACGTACAAAGCTCTGAACCGTTTGATACAAGGTTCAAGTGCCGACCAGACAAAGAAGGCGATGGTTGAGTGCTACAAAGAAGGGCTGCTGCCGTTGCTCACCGTTCATGACGAGTTGTGCTTTAGTGTGAACTCACGTGAACAAGCAGACAAGATAGTTGAAATTATGAAAACTTGTGTACACGGTCTAGCTGTTCCTTTCGACGTGGATGCGGAGATTGGGAACAACTGGGGCGAGGTGGGATAGCATGGGTTACTTTAGATCAACAACCACAAGGAGTGAAAAATGATCAAGTCTATAATGAAGCTGTTCTTTCCATCATTGAACGAACCGCCGGAAAGGGCACGAGACAGAGATGCTGCGGTCCCGCCGACCATCAACGAAGTGCCGGCAAAGAAGAAAGCCGTGGCTAAAAAAGCTGCACCCAAGAAGCGTGGCAGGCCCAAGGGCAGCAGGACAAAAAAGAAATGACAGAACTAAAGTGTTTCGGATGCGGGGGCCAGGTGATCTGGGGTGGTGATCATGACACAGAGGACATGGATGACTACTTTATAGTCTCAAACCTGACCTGCATGGACTGTGATATGTTCTATCTTATGTATCACCCAACGCCGACATCCGATCAGCCAAACGAGTCGCCCGATTCGGAGTCTGACTAGCCCACTTCGAGTCCAACATCTGACGGCTGGCCTCGCGGAAGTCCCTCGAATCCACCGCTGCCTTCATTTTTTTGAAGCCAGATAGCCGAGGACGGCCCAATTGGAAGCACATGTTTGCTATGATCAATTGGGCCTCTTCTGGTAAGTCATTGAAATCACTGTACAAAAATTCGCAATCTCGTAGAGTTCGTTGGACATCGTCGTGGAATAGTTCATCGACAAGCTCCTGAGAGACCTCTGAGCCTACTTCGAAGCCGTGTAGGTCGTCATCTTCGTGAATAAGGTGTCCGATTCCAACGGTAGGGTACCCTAAATGGTCCAAATAGATTTCCAGCTTGCATCCTTCGTCGGCTGCTAGCTCTTTTTGCAGTTGTTCTAGGTTCATCCTAGTCCCCTTTGTCTTTCAAGTAGTTCTCTGGTCCTTGGATTCTTTACCAGTGATCCAAGGTCCGTGGTCAGTGGTCCTTGTGATATAGGTGCGGGGGCCGCTGCACCAGGGAGAATCGGAGCGGCCCCCATTTCCACGGGTGCCGCTGGCGCTGGGGCAACGTCCGTGGTTGTTGGTGTTGTTGCTTCAGAAGTTTTAATTGAAAACACTGGACGACGTTTTTCTTCCACACCCTCTGCGGTTAACGGAGTGCGGAGGTATTCTCGTTTCATCAAGTTCAATTCGCGCTGCAATCCACGACGGTCAAACGGACGGCCTATACTACGATAGAAAGCAGAAACGTCGTTTAATATATCGGTATCAATGTTTACCGGATCAAAACGACCTTGCAGAATCTTCTTGTAGCCAGAGAATCCGTACTCTTTTGCAGCCCTTCTGATCTCCCTTTCAGACATACCAAGTGTCCTCATGTTTTTGATCAGCTTGAACCCACGGTTGTATACTTTGAACTTGCGTTCGTTTTCTTGCCGGTAATTTTCAAGAATAACGGCTGGATCCTCGATGGTCCGCCCAAATGCCCGAAGCTGTCTGTTGAAATTAGACTGCGGCTGTCGGGCTGATTCATTGTGATCATATGTCCGATACCGGAAGGATGATTCAGGAGAAACTTTTTGTTCGCCGATGCCGGTAAGATAACGAAGTATTTCGTCACCCGCCTGCTTCACATTACCCTTTTTGTCCAAGCCCTCGGGGCCGAGAAGCGCGGTCATGAGACGACCAGGCACAAAGAACTCTACGTCACCCGTGGTCGGCGATACTTGTGCGATGCTTGCAACGTCAGAAACAATTGTTGGCTGAAACGCTTCAAAGATATGTGCAGCCCCTTTTCCTGCAATTTCTCCTCCGCTGTCTTCCTTGCCCCACACCTTTGCTCCTGTTTTTGTCGTGCCACCACGTGCGGTAACGTCTAGCAGTCGCTCAAAGATGATAGATTCTTCGGCAAAAGGAGAAGCAATTTCAGACAGGAATTGTCCCACGGCCTTCAGCGTTATGGCGCTAGCGTCGAGGTCAAGTTCTTTGCCGTCATTGATTGCATTTAGTACACCGGCAACCGGCCGACGTAAGTAATCGTATGGATTGGTGAAGCTGTAATCCACATACCCAGTTATCTTGCCATCTTTGTCCACAGACGTTGGGATAAGTGTGCTGTTCTTGCTCCAAGGCGGAGCGATTTCACGTAGCGCGTCAATCGTGTCACGCGATAGATCATTTAGATACAAAGCGGTTTCTTGCACAGCCGGACCAGCCACCATCGTAGTAGCAGCAAAGCCATTCAGCCGACGTTTACCGATGTCTCGCATACTGCGACCTTGTCTTATCAAAGCTTGGTTGCCCGCAGCCCGCCCTTCTTTAATCATCCGTGCGCCCATCTGCACTTCATCGATGCCACGATTCAAGGTGTTGAAAGATGTGCGAATGATCTCAGCAGGGAATGCAATGAAATTACCAATGGGTAACCGACGTAAGCCTTCAATAAATTGAGGCACCCGTTCATAGTTCGGAACAGTGTTTTTGACAATGTCGGCAGCATATGCATTCAGGCTCTTTGCGCCCTGCGCCTTTGCAAACTTTTCAGCAGCGTCTAGGTCTCCGCCAAAAGCATTGAGCAACTTGCTGCGCTCAAAGTCAAAATTGTAGATCTTCCAAATGTC